GCGCCTGCCGTGTAGTTGACCGCCGCGTTCACGGCCTCCGGGTCGGGGGTGTTCCACTGCACGCCAAAGGTTGCCAACACATCCTCGTCGCCGAAGCCGGGGAGCGCGGTTTGCCGTACAAACTTGCCCGCCGCGTCTATGCCCAAGTCCACCAGATCGGGCGCGGCACGGTTAATCAGCACCGCTTGTTTTCGCAGTTCGTCGCCAAAATCAGCCAATAGCGCCCGCAAGACTGGGTCGTTGGCATCTACGGACAAGCCCGCGTCGGCCAGTTCTCGCGCGCGGGCATCGAACTCGCGCAGCCGCCGGGCAATCAGGCCGTCTTCGGTGGTGGAGGTAATCGCCCCGATAACCTGACGCGCTGCCTGCGTGTAACCGCTGTCCAGTAAGTCACTCAGCAGTTCCGCCGGGCGGGGCAGGTTCGGGATGTTGAGGGTCATTTAGTTATTTCTTGCGCTTGGGTTTCGGCGTCTCGTATTCGTAGACACCCGTTGGTGCATCCTCATACGGGTCAACCGCTTCGACATCCCCCGGCATCTCCACGTGCACCAACTGCCCATCGGCAATCGTGAGCCGCGTCTCGCCATTGAGCGCGGTCACATCCAGGCCGGAGACTTGACAGTGGCGCAATGCCCGCGCCACGTCTCGCTCCAAGCGTGCCTTGAATTCGGCGTAGATGTCCATTAGGCGGTCAGCGCCGTCGTTATACTCTTGACGATTTTTAAGCGCGCTTTGGTAGTGGACTTCGCCACAAACAGCACCACTGGATACATGCCCGACGCGAGGTCGTCCATCGGCGCAATGCCGCCCGCCGTGCCACTCAGCACATACACACCGCTGTCCGCCGCCACACTCAGACTCAAGGTTGCGCCCGGTGTGAAATCGTCGTCCTCGGTGTCGTAGCGAATGGGCTGTCCACTCGATGCGCCGTGCAGGGCAATCCCCACGCAATCGGCGGTAGCGGTGCTGGCGTTGGCATCGGCCAATTTCAACGTGCCCGTTACGCTGTCCAAATACAAAGCCTGCCCGGCGGTAATGGTTGCCCCCGCCGTGCCCGTGTTGATAACCGCATTTGCGCCCGCCACCACACTCCCGGCGGTTACACTGATGTCTGCCATTGCTTATCCTCTCTAATAAATGCTCATCGCCGACACTTCACTGGTGCGGCGTGCTAACCCGTTTTCGATACCCGCCCCGTTGCCATTCTTCGCTTGCGGGAAGGCGTTAAACTGCTGTTGTGCCTGTTCAAACTTCTCGGCGCTGCGTTTCTGGTTGGCGTCGATGATGTCCTGCACCGTGTCCGCGTCCCATTCATAGCGCTTGCCGAAAATCTCCAGGAACTTCTCCTCACCAATCCGATCCGCCGCCTTGAGCGCGAGTTCAATCTCGTCCTTCTCATTGCGAATTTCCGGGTCACGCCAGCGCGTATAAAAGCGTTGGTAGGCGGGCGGCTTGGTTTTGCCAAAGGCCGTCTGCACTTTATGTGCCAGCATGATTACATCTTCCCAACTGTTGCCGCCGGAAATATGGAAGCGCCGGGCTTTGCCGATCAGCCCGCTCTCGCGCTGCTTGAGGGCTTCGCCGCTGCTGTCGTCCGCGCCCATAAACTCCGGGGCGGGCGTGCGCGTGGTGTTGCTAATCTCTTGTTTCAACCATCGTGCCGCGTCCAGTAAGGGGGTCACGTCGCCTTGTTCCAGCGTCCCAAACTCTACTGCTTTCAGCCATTCAATGGCGTCGGCTGTTGGGTCCGGCAGATTGAAATACACCCACATACCCGGCGTGACATCCGCGGGCGGCTTCATGCCCTTTGCCCAACGGATTTGAAAGGCCGTCAACTCCGTCGCCATGACCACGCTAATCAGATTACGATTGAGCGCGTCCTGCAATGGGATGGCGTTTTCCAGTTCGCTAATGCCGAAATCATGGTATTTGCTGCGGCGGTTGCGGAACGGCACAACCGGAATACCGATGGGCTTACCGTCCACCGTCACATACTTTTCCACGTTCTCACGTTTGCCATCGTCGATGTAGGGGGCAGGTGTGCCGCCTTCTTTGGCGATAAACTTCTCCACCCGGTCAGGGTAGTAAATGTTGATGCGCTTGCTGTCCGCTGTCTGACCGCCCACGCTGGTCACGTTCCAGATTTTCAAGGCCGCCGCCAATTGCCCCGGCTCACGATATAAAACAATCATGCCCTGGTCGCCGTCATAGGCCGGTTCGAGGGTGAAGCATACCCGCCCCTCTGGATAGCGGTCGGTGGGGTTGTCCCAACTCACCATCACATAGGTATTGCCGTCCGTGATGGTCGAGTCGTGCGTGTCCATTTGCATCCCGTCAAAACGGTTGCTTTCCAGCACGCTATCCACCCACACTTGCAGCTTTTCGGTCTCGCTTTCTTTAACCGCTGTAGCCTCGATGGTCGTTACCTGCAAGCGGTCTGCCAGCGTTTGCACCACCACATCGCAATAGTTGTCGTTGAATTCGGTCATGGTGTTGGCGCCGCCGTTGGGGAAGTTGGCGTTGGTCAGGCGCAGCAAGCGGCGCATTTCAGGCGTGAGAAATGAGCGATGGTCGCCGTCCTTGTACTGCCGGAACAGCGCCACCTTTTGACCCATCATCTCCTGGTCGGCTGCCCATGCCGTAACGGACATTTGCCGGGAGAGGGGGAGATTTTCACTTAAGGCATTCAGGATTTCCGATAGACTCATGCGGCCTCGACAACGTTGCGTCCTACCTTCCCATTGTGGATAGGTAAGGGGCTTCTATCGGTAACGCCTATTTGTGCTATAATGAGAGGCATGGATAAAAACACCAACACCGAGCAAATGCCGATAAGAACTGTAGAGTCCTTGAATGCCGAGGTCAACGAGATTTTCAGGATTATTGCCGCCTCGACTCTGTCGCCCGGCGTCATTGACCGCTTAAAGGAAGTCATCGGAGATTTGCGTGTAGAGATTGCTAACGCGCCCACAGAAGCACAACTGGCACAGTACCTTGAGATGTTAGAGCGTGCGCGGGCGCTATGGCCGGATGAAAACCATCAATCCCTGCATTTCGAGGAGGCGTGTCACGGGGTTGTGGTGGGTGGTGAAAATCACTACCGCCTGTTGGGGAAGAATTGGACAGCGGCCTATGAATTCCTTCTTAAGGAAGAAGACGAACCCGCTTTCTACCACGAACCTGACCGCTACGACGAACGTGGGTAAACCGATTTCTCCATGATAATTTCCGTTATCATTAGTATAAATGGCATGACTGTTCTATAAGGCGACTAAGCCCACCTGACCGTCCCAATATCCGGCTTCGACACGGGCGGCTTGACCACCAACACGCCAAAATATCGCGCCGCGTCCATCAGGTGAAAATTGCTTTTGTCCTTGATGTTGTCTGTTACCTGCCCGTCCTTGATTTCTCGCGCATACCGCAAAATCTCATCTCGAAAGTCCGTGAGGTCGTCGGCCACCAACACCCGATGCTGCCGAATGAGCAGCCCGAAGCGGTCAATGCCTTCTTCGACATTGGGCGTGTTTGGCTCACGGACATTCAGCGCCCCGGCACGCTGATAATCCTCGCGCCAATACTTCTCTGATTTTGCCCCAATCGCCCAGGCAATCACGCGCTCCCGATTGTTCGCCGCCCGTGTAATGTCAAAGGTCGCATGTTCTTTACTGGTGCGCCGCTCCCCGCCCTTTTCGGCGCGATAAATGTAATAGGTGTCTTTCGTCACATCATGCGCCACCCACAACTTGCCCGGATTAATCACGCCGGGGTCAATGGCGACATAACGCGGCCAGTCGATAGGGATTTGAAACTGATGGTCATACAGGTGTCCGCCGTCCTCGCGCAAGGTGTCGATAAAATCCTCATAAATCGCGGCGGGTGGGCGTCCAAACTCGGCATCATAATCCATCCGAAACTGCCATGCCGGAAGCAAGCGCCGTTCCCGTTCATAGGCTTCCTCGCCAAAGAAGGGGTTGACCTTCGAGGAAAATTGAATGACATCGATCTCCGGGTTGCCGTCCATCCAGGGGTCAAAGATTTGTTGTTTGAGCCAGCCCAGGTCATAGATACTGGTGCCAATGAAGATGCGCCCATTCGCCACCGCCAGCCGCGCCCGGATGTCCTTAAAGGCCGTCGCCGTGTACAAACCCGCCTCATCCATCAACGCGGCGAGTCCGGTAGTGGATTGCAAACTCGCCTCGCTGTCGGCACTGCCCAGCAGAATACGCCCCCACATCTTTTCATCTTCATGGCTAAAGGTTGCGCCAAATGCGCCGGTTGCCGGGTCGCACAATTCGAGTTTGTTGTCCGCTGCCCAATAGCGTGCCATGCCCATGTCGGCGACGAAGAACTGTTTCATGGCGGGCAAGAAGTTGCGGCTGAACAGTTTATAGTTGGCGCTGACCGCCAGATAATCTCCCGGCCCGCGCATCTGGATTTCACGCCACAGCAATTCCGGCAAGAGCAGGGTTTTCCCGGCCTGCTTGCCCGCAATGACGGCGACGTATTGACGTTCTGAATCCCACGCGGGTTGCTGGCCGTCATGCAAATAAAAAACGACATGGCGCTGTGCCTTGTCGATGAGGTAAGGGGGGTAGCTGCCGTCCTGGTGGCGGGTTTCCCACGTCCAAACAGACGATTGCGCCTTGTCTGTGGGCGGCCTTAACCGCCTAGCCGCCCGCTTCGCTATCGTCTGTGCTAGTGTCAACGGCTGCCAATTCCGCAATCATGCTATTAAACAAGTCGCTGGCGTTGATGCCCTTGAGTTGCGCCAGCTTGAGGAGTTCGTCCAGCCCTTCGATTTTCGCATAGGTGCGCCGTCCCCAATGTTCCGGGTCGCTGCGTTCCAGAAACCACGCGGCGGCTTGCCAGTTGGAACGGGCGGCCTGTCGAACCAGCGCAGCACATTCAATCTTGCCTGTTGACCGCGCTTTTTCTATAGACGCCGAAAATTCCGAATCGCGTTTACACCAATTCAACAGGGTATCGTCCGTGATACCCACATAAGCGCAGGCGTCTCGAATGGTTGCGCCGCCGGAAAGGAGTTTGATAAGTTCTTGTGCCTTCTGAGGCGTGTATTTTGTCTTGCGTCCTGGCATTGAATTTGCTCTCATACCCCCTAATTATTGGGGGTTGGATTGCTTGACATTGTTCACGGTAACGCTTATAAT